CTAGAACAGGTGGCTATGGTGATAGAAAATTAAAAAAAGAAGAAGTATTAGATTTAAAAAGAAAAAGAAACTCTGATTTAGTTTGGTTAAATGATACTTGGATATATAAAGAATTACATCCTTATGTACACGAAGCTAATAGAAGTGCGGGTTGGAATTTTGATTGGGAAAGATCTGAATCGTGTCAGTTTACAAAATATAAACTAAACCAATACTACGATTGGCATTGTGATGGTTGGGATAAACCCTATGATCGTAAAGATAAAAATGATCCTGATAATGGTAAGATTAGAAAACTATCTATGACTTGTCAGTTAACAGATGGTTCAGAATACAAAGGTGGAGAATTAGAGTTTGATTTTAGAAACTATGATCCTCACATGAGAGATGAATCAAAACATAAAATACAATGCAAAGAAATATTACCAAAAGGATCTATTATTGTATTTCCTAGTTTTGTGTGGCATAGAGTTAAACCAGTAACATCAGGCACAAGATATAGTCTTGTGGTATGGCATTTAGGGAGGCCTTTTAAATAATGTTTATAAATAGTTATTTTCCAACTGTAATATGGAATGAGGAAAAACCAGAGTTTGTTAAATCGTTAAACAAAGCAAGTAATAAATATATTACTGATGCTCGTAAAAGAGAAAAAGAATTTATAAAAAAACACGGTGACTTTGGAAGATCATATCACTCAACGCCACTTACAACTGATAATGATTTTTTAGATTTTAGAAATTACATTGGTCAAAAATCTTGGGAGTATTTAGATCATCAAGGCTATGATATGAAACAATACACAACTATGTTTAGTGAGATGTGGGTACAAGAGTTTGCTAAAAAAGGTGGTGGTCATCATTCAGCACACATACATTGGAATCAACACGTATCAGGATTTTATTTTTTAAAAGCTAGTGATAAAACTTCTTACCCTGTATTTCACGAACCAAAGACTGGTGCAAGATGTACAAAATTAAAAATGAGACCAGACTTAAAAGGTGTATGGGCAGGTCACGAACAATTTCATTTACGTCCAAAGCCTGGAACATTAATTATATTTCCAGGGTACTTGGAACACGAATTTGCAGTAGATTTTGGTCAAGAGCCTTTCAGATTTATACATTGGAATATAACAGCTATACCAAAAGAAATGGCAAAAGATGTTTAAAAAGAAAAAGTATACAGTTATTCGTAAAGCTATATCAAAAGACTTAGCATCTTTTATTGCAAATTATTTTTTAATGCAAAAACAAGTTTATGATACTTGTAGACAAGCAAGATACTTTTCTCCATTTGAAAATATACTTGGATACTATGAAGATCCAGTAGATGGTCAAATACCAAATACTTATAGTCAGTATTCTAATATAGCTATGGAAACTTTAATGTTAAAATGCCAGCCCGAAATGGAAAAGGTAACAGAACTTAAATTATATCCAGCTTATACTTATGCAAGAATTTATAAAAAAGGTGATGAATTAAAAAGACACAAAGACAGATTTAGTTGTGAAATATCAACTACTATGAATCTTGCTGGTGATGATTGGCCTATATATCTAGAGCCATCTGGAAAGACCGGCAAAAAAGGAATTAAAGTAGATCTTAAACAAGGCGATATGCTAGTCTATTCTGGCTGTGAGCTAGAACATTGGCGTAATAAATTTAAAGGTAAAGAATGCGTGCAAGTATTCTTACATTATAATAATCGTAAAACCCCAGGATCAAAAAATAATATGTTTGATAAACGTCCACATTTAGGACTTCCTTCTTGGTTTAAACGATGATATATTCTTAAATGGAGGCAGGGCACCACCACATACCCCCTGCTTCCTTTTAAGGATATATTATGAGTTTAGGATTTGACGCAATATCGGCATTACCGTTTGCTACTTCACAAGTGGCTGGCGATGTACAAGTAAGTGTAATAAAAAATACACTTACCATCAGCATAGGTAATCCTGCTATTTCAGCAGATTCTATTACAGAAGTTCCTGATCCAAATAGACTTACATTAGGTCTTGGTACATTAACAATTACAGCAGACGCTAACGTATCTCCTACTGGTAGTCAGGTTGTTCTAAATACAGGAACAGCTGATGCTTCTACAAGTGTCGATATTACTCCTAGTGATAACCAATTGACCTTATCAACGGGAAGTGTTACAATAACTGCTGACGCAAATATAGATCCAACTAAAGTAGAATTGTCTTTAGATACGGGTGAAGTAGCGGCAATAACATGGAGTGCAATTGTTCCAGGTGTAACAATGGTCTGGACACCAATAGATACAAATTAATATGGCATCAACATTTTCATCAGATTTAAAATTAGAAATTATTACAACCGGCGAAAAAGCTGGTCAATGGGGCGGAATTACAAATACAAATTTACAGATCTTGGAACAAGGATCATCTGGAGTAGAAGATATCGATCTAGCTTCAGGTAGTGTTACTTTATTATTAACAGATGGTGCAACATCAAATGGTAAAAATGCATATTTAAGATTACATGGAACTTTAGGTGGAGATAGAACTTTAACAATGCCAAGTGGTTCTGGTGTTACTAGAGTTTGGATTATTAAAGATGATACCGTTAGAGGAACATCAAACAGAACTTTGAGTGTATTAACAGCAAGTGGAACTGCACAACCAATACCTCCAGGATCAACTGTTCTTTGTCGATCAAATGGTACAGAAACAGTTACGGCTATTATTGAAAAAGGTTATGCTACAATAACTGATTCTAATAGTCCATACGCTGCAGTCGCTGGCGCGCAAATATTTGCAAATACAACAGCCAACCCGATAGAAATAGATCTACCTTCTTCTCCAGCAGTTGGAGATGAAGTTACTGTAATTGATACTAGAGGAACTTTTAATTCTAACAATTTAACTTTTGATAGAAACGGACAACCAATTAATTCAGGAACTTCAAATTTAGTATTAACCGTAAACGGTCAAGCAGTAACATTGGTATATGTAGATTCGACAAGAGGTTGGGCATATAAAACGAACACGGCATAAGGAGCACGGACCATGGCTCTGACTTCCATAAAATTTTTACCTGGAATCGACAAACAAGATACATCTGTCGGTGCGGCAGGTAGATGGGTAGATTCAGATAACGTAAGATTTAGATACGGTTTACCAGAAAAAGTAGGTGGTTGGAATTCTTTATTGAGTGATACTATATGTGGTGTAGCTAGAAAACAACACGCATTCGTAGATCTTGATGGTAATAGATACGTAGCTATTGGAACAGATAAATTTTTACTTATCTATTTTGAAGGAGCTCTGTTTGATATTACACCTTTTAAAAGTAATAATGCTGGAGCACAAACTCAATTTACAGGCTCTACTATAACTACAAGCACAACTAGAGGTACGGCTGTTACAATTACTACATCAACTAATCATGGTTTAGAAATAGGAGATATTGTTGAATTAGATTCAGTAACAATGCCAACAGGTTCTAGTATTGCTGCGTCAACTTTTGAAGATAAACTTTGTCAAGTAATAACAGTTCCAAGTTCTACAACATTTACAGTTACATCACCATCAGCAGAAGCAAATGGTGGTGGATCAGATTTAACTTCAGGAAGTTCTTGTACTGTTAATCCTTATGAAACTGTAGGACCCTCTGCACAATCTTATGGTTATGGTTTTGGTATTGGAAACTATGGAGGAAATGTTACAGGATCACAAAGCACAGAATTAGATGGATCACTAAATGCTGACACAGCAGGTACAGGTGGATCCGGTACAGCAATAACCGTAGATAGTACAACAGGGTTTCCTTCTGCAGGAACAATTGCTGTTGGAACTTTACCAAGTGCAGAATTAATTACATACACATCAACAAACTCTACACAATTTTTAGGAATTACTAGAGGTGCAAAAGGAACAGCAACAGCTGGAACTTCTAATGGACAAGCTCACTCAACTAATTCAACAGTTCAAAATGCAACAGACTGGGGTAACTGGGGTGATGCGGTTGTAGCATCAACAGTATCTCTTGAACCAGGACTTTGGTCTTTAAGTAACTTTGGTCAAGTATTAGTTGCAACAGTTGCAAATGGTAAAACATTTACATGGAACTCTGACATTGCAGCAAAATTTACAACAAGAGCATCTACATTAACCACTGGCTTTGTAACAGCTATTAGTGGAGATGTAGGAAACCCTACTGCATCAAGATTAACTTTGATATCACCAACAACACGTCACTTAATTCATATGGGAACAGAAACAACTATTGGTGATCCTACAACACAAGACGATATGTTTATAAGATTTTCTAATCAAGAACAAATTAATACTTATGCACCAGGAACAACAAACACTGCAGGTACACAAAGATTACAAGATGGTACAAAAATTATGGGTGCATTAGTTGCAAAAGAAAACATT